AACTTTGTGAAAAGGATATATCTCTGGGAGAAATGAGGGTTCTTGCAGAAGGATACTACAACAAAGCCTTTAACACCAAAGAGAAATGAAAGAGAATCTAAACATCGCTTGGTGGCACGAGCGAATGATTCTGATGGCACTTGCCAAGTATACAACACAGAGAGCCGCAGCTAGGGCATTGGGCGTTAGCGAGAGAACTTTAATAAGAATGAAAAACGATTTGTATGAAAACAAACTACGATCACAAGAGAACGACAGAAGGTCGGGAGACTATCGTAAAGATAGCTAGATACGCAACAAAGAATATGATGCGTACCACAAACAAGAGTAGTCACTACGCTCGTATAATAGATGCCTGCAAGAAAGACCTACAATTGTATGGGTTTGAGCAAGACTAACAAAATAACTCCAGAGGCTTGGGATGATTACCAACGCAAGCTGAGGAAGTCTAATGATGCTGTGTGGGCGGTAGCAAGATATATGCATAAGTTCACATACAGCGTTACCGTACCGGCGCTAAAGATAGCTAAGGATCTATCCGAGTATAAGAAGTTTACAGACGATGGAGATATTGTTCTACACAGAGACGGTAAGGATGAGAAGGTTGAGGTCAAGCACCAGAGCTGGGACTGGACAGAACATAGAGACATCCCCTGGGATCAAATTATAGTCTGCGCCAAGAAGTCTTATGATAGGCACAGTGTTAAGCCCTCAGCTTACTTCCTGGTAAATAAACAGTTGACACATTCACTGGTAATACCTACCTCCACCTACGACAGCTGGACTGTAAAAGACATACACGATAAGAAGAAGGATTGGGTGCAGACCATGTATATGATCAATCCATTAATCTATCAATTTGTAGAGCTTAGTAAATAATCTTTGTTTATATCCTCTATTGTTTATACCTTGAAAGAAATTAAATTCAATGTCAATAAAGGATAAAATCATAGAGCTCTATTCTGAACACGAAGATGGAGCGCCTCTTTTTGCCGATGGGTTTGATGAAGCTATTATCGGTATTTGCCCTACATCATTAAGAGTTGTATACTCAAGAAACAGCTGTATAGACATACTTATGGCTGAAGGAGATAGCTGGGAAGATGCTGTTGACTATCTGGAATATAACACATTCAATGCCTATGTTGGAGAACATACTCCTATATGGGTTGAGGATTTCAAATGGGAATAAAATGGGATACCTAGACGATGCAAACCACAAGCAGATCATTGACTGCGTACTGGAACAGAATGCTAAGCTGTTTCAAAACTTAGGAAGCGATTGCTCCAAGTCGGAATACGAAAAAGCCAAGCTGGCTGAACGTAAGAAGCTGAGAAAGATACAGCATCTAGATCCAGAGAAAATCACAAGATTAATTAAAGACTCGCTGGATGACTAAGAATACACCAAAATACTACATCGGTAAGTATAAGAAGATTGAGGCAATGGATGTTGTCCTTGACTTCCAGGAAGACAGCTACAACTTAGGTGTTGCAATAGCATACCTGTTGAGAGCTGGTAAAAAGAAAGACAATCCTATTACTCAGGATATTGAGAAAGCTATAGTACATCTGAAAACTGAACTTGAACACCTAAAGAAAAATGGAGAATTTAACTGTGACGATATTCAAAGATATCAAGGACATACAGAATCCGCACCATATTACACTCAGGACAGCACTGGAGCGTATCAGGACTGGCAAAAGCAAATCCTTGATAGAGAAGGTCCGTGGGATACACAGCGTAGACGAGAACAATAATCCAGTACCAGACAAAGATGCTAAGAAGCAACTACCTGTAGTATGTTTCAGCGGTACATTTGAATCCCGTAAGGATGACTCTTTGGTAAGCCATAACGGTCTTATCGTTCTTGACTTTGATCATATTGATATTGATGACTCTCGTTCTGTATTAGGTACAGACGAATACATATATGCTTGCTGGGTGTCTCCAAGTGGAGACGGTCTTAAAGCGTTGGTCAAAATAAGCACACCCTCTAAACACCGTGAGCACTTCAAAGCTATACAGCTGTACATGGAGCGCACATATGGTTTAGATGTGGACCCCTCAGGAAAAAACGAATCTCGTGCCTGTTTTGAATCCTACGACCCGGATATCTTAATCAATCAAAACTGCAAAACATTTTCATCCATAGTATCGGATACAGAGGATAAGCAAGTTGCACAGCATCAGCAAATCACAACAGATTACAATAAGCTTGCTGTTATATCTTCTATAGTCCGTAGAGCTGGGGATGGTGAGAAACATACCGAGCTGGTTAAGGCAGCCCACTTAGCCGGAGGTTTTGTTTCAGCAGGTCGTATTGAAGAGGATGAGGCTCGTAGGATTCTACTGAGGGAGATACTCAAGAAAGATATTGAAGACGAAGACAATGCTCGTAAGGCCATTGATGATGCCCTTGAAGCTGGTAAGAAGATGCCTATTCGTGAGGTCGTAAACAGTGAGAGCAAAGCTATTCGTGAGATGCAACTCAATGATAATGACTTCAGCTTTGTATCAAACGATGACCTTGACTTCAGTTGGATTGTAGACTACGCATCAGGAAACATAGAGGTTGGCTTGAGCACCGGCAATGAGATACTTGATGGCTTCTTTAGATACAAGCGAGAGTTTGTGATCATCAACGGTATATCAAATGTTGGTAAAACGACACTAGCCTTGTATATGATGGTGAACGCTGCTGTTCATCACAACTGGAAGTGGATAGTCTATAGCTCTGAGAACAAGACAGCATCTTTGAAGATGAGACTTATGGAGTTTATAGTTGATATGCCCATCCGTCAAATGGATTTAGATATGCAGAAAGAGGCATTCAAATGGGTAAACAAACACTTTAAAATAATCAGCAACAACGATGTATACAGCTACAGTGAACTTGTACTGTTCGCAGAAAAGCTTATACACCACGAGGGTAAATATGATGGGTTCTTTGTAGATCCCTACAACAGCTTACGTATTGATATGAGCGCTGGTAAGAATATCAGTAGCCACGAATACCACTACGAAGCAGCATCAGAATTTCTAACATTTGCAAACAGAATGAATATGGCTGTGTGGTTAAACATGCACGCAGTCACAGAAGCTCAGCGGATGAGAGGAGAGGATGGTCTACCAGTCGCGCCAACAGCCTCAATGACTGAAGGCGGGGGTAAGTTCGTGAATAGGGCCGATTGCTTCTTAACCTTCCATAGGAAAGTGGCATCGCCTGATTACGACACTCGGAAGACTATGGAGTTTCACGTACGTAAAATACGGGAGACAGAAACCGGCGGTCAACCCACAGTCTGGGACCAACCTTTTCTCTTTAAGATGAACGAATCCAACACCGGGTTCAGTACATTTACCCCACAAGGACCACTGTATAGGTCACTTACATTAAGAAGAATTCAAGGAGAGTTGTCTATTTAGGCAACTTTTTTTGTTTTACGAACATTTGTTTCTTATATTGTTGAAAACAAGATGGATAGCATTACTGAAATAGCATTGTCTTTGCCTAAACCTCCTTCTTTAAACGCCTTTTACTCTGGTAAACACTGGACGATAAGAAAGAAGCATAAGGAAGCATACAAGGCAAGCTTGGTAGAAGCCTTTGAAAGCTACGATGATTTTACTACCGACCAGTATGAGATCAATGTAGAATACAACGCCAGGTACGATGTGGACAACGCTATTATGTGTGCTAAATTCGTCAGTGATTACCTAAAGGATTATGGATATGCGGTGGATGACACCCCTAAATATTTTATAAAACAAAGCACCAAGTTCAACAAAAGCCTAAAGAAAAATGAGTTCCTATGTCGTATTAAGCTCTATGGGTACAGACTCCGTGAGTAAAGACTTCTTCAACGCTTGTGCTATGATGCATGAGATGGTTGACGAATTGTATGAAAGCCTACACGATAACTTCGGAAATCCCCTGATGGACGAAGAAGATATCATGCAGCTAACCAAAGCCTTCAAGAACAAAATGCGTCTTGAGCTGGATATGGTTAAGTCATCTGTTCATCAGCATCTAGAAGCAAATGCCGGCTCAAAAAGCTAAATGCTCAAAGTGCAATAGAACAAAGAGAAGAGGTTTATTCCATAGGGATAGATCAAAAAAGAATGGCCTTTCCTCTTACTGCAAGGCTTGCAAAAAGAAGAGTGACAGCAAGCGAACAGGTAAATATGGAGATAGGGATAATGAAGGCAACTATATATACACGGTATACTATCTTCCAGAGGAGCACTATGTGGGCATGACAAAGGATCTAATGCAACGCATGAGGGACCACAAGAAGAAGGGAAAGATAGTTGAAGGGTATGAGGTCGTAGCTAGATTTACCAGCGCTAAACAGGCTCATCTTATGGAAACCAGGCTGCACATTATGGGTTACCACGGCTTCCACTACACTGCTTAATTGTGTATCTTTACAAGCTCTTTATTTTTCTAACCCTATAAAACAAATGTTATGTCTGAACTACAGATGAACGACAGCTTCGCAGACTTTGTGAACGAGCTTGAAACCAGTGAAAAAAATCAGAACGCTCAATGCTCTATTGACAATCCGGAATGTGAGAGTTGTAGCGGTTAGAACGTATTGAAGGGGGTAGAATTATTTCTATCCCTTTCTCTTTTATGTCATATATGTTTTATATATTTGACCTGTATCTCGTACCGAATCTCTCTCCCCACATTTCTTTGGTATTGAGTTATAGTTTTCAGATAAGAGAAAGGAGGCATTAGCCTCCTTTTTTTTTGCTCTTTGCGTAACAGCAGTTACCGTCACACTCCTTAGGTTCAATCTCGCAGTACTCCTTCTTACGAGGTTGCTGTTGTTTTTTTCGTTTAGCCATTCAATACATTATCAATTAGTCTTCTTACTATATACAATGCTAGTAGTACTAGCCCAAAGTAAAAAACTAATGATTGTATTTTTTGACCAAGTGTTTTTTGTTGTACATAAACTATCTTTTCGTAGGGTACTTCAATCGTTGTTATTATCGTATCCGAGTCGCATACTGCGTCTATAATAATGGTGTCTTGCACCTTTACTAATTGTACCTTCAGACGATCCTTCACTACAGTTATAGTGTCGTGTTGCTTCAAAGTCACAGTATCCGTGATAGCCACAGGTGGGCTTACAACCGTGTCGGTGACAACCAACGTATCTTTTTCCAGAATCAAAGGATCTTTTTGCACCGCTCTCTTCAAGTGCCATTGTGCGCTGCAACTCGTTAATAACAGCATTAGAGTTAACTTTGCCAGCCATTTCATTTTTTATACTTTGATTTTACCGAACCACCTTTTTTATAAAGGAATGGGCTTGCTCCACTTATCTTTCTTCTCTGTAACGCTTGAGCTTGATTTACATAATCGTCAAACGATCCTACTTTTATGTTACCCAGCTGACCTCCATATGTTTTCATAAACTGAGCTTTGTTTGCGTCTGGAACAAATATGTTACTTATTTCGTCAAAACCTATACCTTTATTAAACATAGCCTCGCCTTCAATTGTAGATCTAGGTATACTCATTCTTGATTGAGCACCGTATTTAGGGTTGATACCAAATACAACAGGGTAATTATTAGCACCTTTTCCATACCTTATGGCGTAACCAGCAGCTGCTCCAGGGTTAGCTATAGATGCTGTAGAAACAGTATTCTGAGCATCTCTAACGCCTTGAATCATTTGGTTCACTTCTACACCCTCTCCTGTTACCAATTTACCAGCTCTCTGTAATTCTTCAGCTGATATCAATCCCTTGTTCTTGAATATGCCTGGAAGAGCACTTGAACCAGTTCCGTGGGTATACAGAAAAGGAACAGGTGATAAATCTTTTTGAAAATTAGCTATTCTCTCTAATGTTTCGGGTTTTGAAAATGCAGAACCCTTACCATACAGAGCACCTCCCGGAAATACATCGCTTGCAATATCCATATTAGCTCCATAAGGTATACTCATTTGTTTATCGTATGCGTTTTGTATAGCCTCAAGATCAATATTCTTTGCAATATTAGAACGATTACCCTTAATAAGTCTTGCTATTCCCTTTCCTAACCCTCTCAATGCACTAAGACCACCACTCCTGTCAGCGCCTATCATTCTGAAGTTGCTGTTGGTTGGTTGTAATTCATCCGCAGTTGAGCGTCTTATCATTGGCCCTTCGTATACAGGGGCTGTTACAGAAACCTCATCAAGAAAACCACCTTGAATTGGTTTTGGTTTTAAATTATTACGATTAGCTCTTTCTCTTAGCCTCCTTATAGCTGGAGGTAGATGTCCACCTTTTTTGTATCTGTTCTTTGCTTTCATATTTTTGCATAGAATATACCTTCGCTGTCAAAGTCAACGTAGGTAATAGTAACCTTTTCTCCATCCTCTATTGCCTTGGCGATGGGAGGATAAATTCTTTTATACGCCTTATTAGACGAGCCAACGAAACCATTGCTTTCGCCAAAATTCGCTTGTTGACTATCACCAACGAGAAGACACCCAGCAGTATGTTCATCAGTATTACCAGTGTGAATAAGGATATACTCAAAGCCAGGCACGTCCCATACCCATAACATTCCTTTGTGCATTTCCCCATACTTATTTAAATATCTGCTGTGGAATCCACCAACTTTTCTGAGGACAAGGTCGTATGTTCCGGCAGGGATTCTAGTCTCGCCAGCGACTTTCTTATTCCTATGCTCATCTTCAAGCGTGTAGCATAAGAACTCTCTTTTTCCTCCAGTAACATTGAATAGTATCCCATTGGTGCTGTCTTCCTGACTGCTGAAGCGTAATACTTCTAAGTCCATTACTCTGCTTTTTTACCAGCAAACTTCTCCAAGCCCGCGATACCAAATGACCCAAGAGTCACTATTACGAAAGAATTGTAAGTGAATTCATTGATCACTAAATCCTTTCCGAAGGCACCACTGACTACGTCAGCTACCATCACTAAAACCATAACAGCAAATGATAGAAAGCCAATGACAGTCTTTTCATTGTAGCTGTTGTCGTTTTTAAAAATTTCTCCGAAGCTCATAACTTTTTTGATTAGTTGTTTCATAGTATTATATGATTAAATTTCATTTTGTTTCATTAGTCAAAGTACCCTTTTGGTATAGCATCACTGTAATCTCTACCGTTGAACATGTAGTCCACCTCAGTATCATCAAAGTTTCTTTCAATGATTTTAGTAGCGTCATCAATCTTAGTGTAGTTACCTTTATATGCTGCAACTTTCACAACAGCTGTGTACATCTTCATTACATCGTCAAGGATAGCTTTTCTATGCTCTGGGTACTTACTGGTTAAGTAGTTTTCACCAAAGCTTTTCTTGTATCCTTTAACAGCGTAGTTAAACTGCTGTACCATATCGTACTCGTAGTCACGTACCAACATTCTGTCTTTGATCAGCTTCAATGTTTCCTTAGGTACATTCACATCTTCAATTCCAAAGTCATTAGCATTAAGACCTTGTAGCTTCAAGTATCTCTTAACCTTGTCAATCTCTTCTTGTCTCTTAGACGCATCTCTAGTTGATGAGGTTATCAAAGATGGTAGGAATTGAGAGCCACCGTATTTAGCCAGTTCCATAATTCTACGGAATGCTGGGTCAGATGGATCAGCAATATCACGACCATATACATCTTGATTCTTAGCAATAGAGGTAAAGATATTTACAGCCATGTTTGGTTGAACAACGTCCTGCATCACACTGAAGTATCCATCAAACCCAAACACCTCAGCGTATGGATCAAAACCAGTGTAGTCGTATACACGAACCTTTAGGTCGTCATCAATACTCTTAACCCATACCTTGTGATGCTTCAACCATCCAGGTCTTACCTCTGTAGCTGAGTCGTAAGCATTAATCTTCTTCTTACGTTCTTCCTCGTCATCATCAAATCCGAACATACCCAATACAGATGATAGTATCCAGTTACCGTAAGACATTCCTTTAATGATAGCATATGGAGCAGAGGTTCCAACGAAGCCAAGCCCAGTCATCTTTCTTGCGATATCTTTTCTGTATTCGTTCTTCTGCTCTTCACTTAAACTCTTGTCATTCATCAACACGTTTAGATCATCCATTGTGTTACGAACGATTCTGTAAGTACTTCTAAACGCCTCAAAGCGGAAGCCTTGGAAGTCACCAATAGGCAATCTCTGTGCAGCTCTACCCGCTTTAGTGATACGTCCCCAGGTAGGTGTGTTATCTTTAACACGTTCTGCGGCAGCAGCTCTAACCTTCTTCTGCTGTGGTGCAGACAGGTCTTCATATTCAGCTCCATACATCTTACGGGCAAATGATGCACGCTCGTTCTGGTAAATAGACATCTTACCAAAGTCATCAATAGAAGCGTAAAGGCTACCGAGGTCACCAAGAACCTTCTTGCTAATGTTTTTTGTTGTCGCTACATACTTGTCGTAGAAAGATTTATCTCCAGTAACACCGTAGTAGTAAGCAAATGCTGATAGACCAATTTGGTTTACACTAAACGACTGTCCAATCAATCCATTCTCTGCCATCTCTTCAAGCATCTCAAAGTATTTAGGGTCGCCTTTTAGCAATCCTTCAACACTTGCCTTGAGGTTCTTTGCTTGGTCAACAGGGTTGAACCAACCGTTAGCAGCAGAGAAGTACAGCGTACCAATGGCGTTCTTACCCCAAGTAGGAGTGTTAAGCAACACGTTAACCATACGTAGGTTCTTTAGTGTGAAGAAGTATGATCTCCAGAAACCACCTTCAAGACCTGATTTATTTGTCTCGTAGATTGGAGATGCTTGTATGATTTCAACGATATCTTTGTGTACCCATCTTGTATTTAGAGGGCTCATAGGGTCATTGATTTGCTTGAACGTAGCCTTATCACGTTCCGTGATATCCTTGTTCAGCTTGATCATAGGCTCTTTCTGAGCTCTGTCAAGAATCTGTTTTTGCTGTTTAGCATCAAGCTTAGAGAAGTCTTTACCGTACTCCTCGTTAGCGTACACGTTCTTAAGGTTTTCGTAGATACCTTTTGACAGCATCTCTACCATCTTACCTTTTTCGTAGATATTAAAGAGTGTTTGACCGGTAGCAGCCATAACAGCAATAGGGTCTTTGACTTCACCGAGAAGCTCTCTGATGTGTACAGGTATATCTTTCTTCTCCAGGAATGCACTGTTAGGAATATTTGTACCCTTACCTTGAGCACGCATCTTCTTTCTGTCGTTCAACAGGTTGTTGTAGTCTCTAACAAGGTTGTCAATATTGTCCTGAGCTTCTTTTAGTAACAGTTCTCTCTTTGACAATCCCTTCTTATCTCCTTTCGTAGCCTTAACCAATGTAGAACGTATAGCCTGCTCTCTGGTGTAGCCAGCTTCATCCATCAACTTCTGAATCCAGTTGTTATGGAGTATCATAAACTCAGCCTCAACAGCTTGGTTTCTTGGAGCTTTGTCAAGACCTAGAAGTTTACCAGCTCTACTGAATTTAAATCGGTATGTTGGGTCTTCAAAGAACCTGTAAGAGCGGTGTAGATATACACCAAGGTTGTCAAGGATATTCTCTCTCGTCTCCTGAGGAAGCTTGCTGAACGTAGACTCTGTAGCTAATGCTGTTGAAGCATCGTCAAAGGTCATTCTTAAGATACGTAAGTTCTTAAGTATACGCTCACCATTCTTTAGCTTAAGGATATCATCAACAACAGCAGACTTGTTTGATTCAGACATAAATCTATGAGCCAACATCTGTCCTTTTAGTGCTTCTTCTTTAGTGATGCCTTGAGTCTTTCTTGCGAAGAACGTACCGCCAAGATCTCTCTTGAGCTGGTTCAAAGCTTTACCAAGACCTTTCATTTTGATAGCAACCTTTGACCCTCTAGCTTCTTCGTATTTAATAACCTCTTTCTGAACCTGTGACCACTTGTATCCCTTAATCATATCAAGGAAAGACTTAACTCTAGAAGGGTGGTCTAGCTCGTCCTCTGATAAAGGCTTGTAGCCTTGCTTTTCTGAGAACTCAGGTGTAGGCTCCTCAAGAATTACGTAATCCACAGTAGGCTCGTCAGTACGTAGGTTGGCAGCATTAACCGATGAGTCAAGTACCTGTGCATTAAGCTGCATCTTTTTTAAAGCGTTTACAGCTGCTTGTACTTTACTGCTTTCTGACGATGGCCCGACTACGACAACAGCTTTACCGTGTCTACCAATGTCAGCAGCCATGGTTCTAGCCCACTCAGCTCCAGATATATTAGGTTTTACGAATGCGAAATAAGTTATTGAAAAAGATTGATCAAGAACAATGTGGCCTATCTTATTTGTATTCTTAACCTTGATGTTCGTCATGAACTTAGAGATAGCATCAGAGCTCAATATACCAACCCTTTCTGAAGCAGGTACGTAAACCTCTTTTCTTGAAAAAGAGTATACAGGCGCCGGTATTAAATCTTTTGTTTTACGAACGTCTGGCGTGTCTGTGTTTCTACGGCTATTAAAAGTAGTAAACTGTCCACTGTCCAGGTTCACGATTATTCCGTCCATCAGTGTAACTCCTTTCAATGTATTGACGTATGTCTCCAGCTTAGCGAATACTGCCTTGTCTCCCGGACTTGAAGACAGGTTACCTGAAGGGTGGTTGTGAACAAAGTAAACGAATACTTCATCACCTTTTAGATCATATCTAGCAGAATCAATACTTGCTGCTATTTCTAACGGATCAATAGACTGAGAGTTTTGAGTACCCGTACCTAACCAAATAGTTTTATAGTCACCATCCTTATTAGCGATAACCAAGAATGCATTCTCAGATGCCGCAGACTCAAGGTGACGTAACAAGAAAGCTACATCTTCAGGACCTTTTATAGTCTCTGGACCGGTAAGATTAAAGGTATCGTTCTCCTCGTATATTCTTTGCTGTATGGTAAGCTCGCCTGTCTTGTTCTTAGATACCATTGAGCTCTTAAACTTCACAGGACCTACCTCTTTGCTGTTTACAGTCTGAGTTTTTTGATCAGTGTAAGCACCAGAAGGTGCAACGTCAGCTCCAGTTAACTCTTCGGTCTTTGGATACTTAACAGCAACAACCTCAGAGTCATCAGTGATAGCATCAAACCCTAATGCTTTGCGTACAGCTTCTTCTGTTTCGTTAAATGCTTTAGCTACAGCAGATACATACTCCTTCTCTACATCAAAGCCTTCGGCTTTTAGGTCTTTAATGTCTTTAGGTAGAAGACTCTCTGTAGCGTAATCACTAAAGTTGTCAGATTCGTATCCATCAAGAACTAGTTTTTTAGCAGGTTTGCCTTTGCTTAGAGCGTCAAAAGCTCTTGCTTTGGTTATCAAATCAAAGCCGTACATACCGTTATTACCCCACTTGACTTGACCAACTGTCTCTGGTTTGAATTTCTTTACTTTTCCTTTTGATTCAATTCTTTCAATCCATGGATTCGCTAGCTTAAAGAAGAAGTCTTCTTCTAGTTCTGATATAGCTTCCACACCTTTTAAACCCTTGTATTTAAATTCCAATACATCCTTTACGCTTTTTGCAGCGTTTTTATCTCCTCCGTGTATATGTATTGTTTTAGGTGCGTCTTTTGTACGCTTTCTCTTTGGATTCTTATCAAACCCACCTTCGTAAATATCTAGTCTTACGCTTACACCAGCGCCTAGGTTCATTATTTTTTTAGCGACCTCCCACCATTCTTTGTTAGGAACTGTAAAAGGTTCTCCCTTTTTTGTAACAAAGAAGTTCTTTAAATCTTCAGCAGGTACAGTATAACCGGCAGCACGCTTAGCCTCTTCATCTGTTAGCTTTACACCAGCGATAACAGTTGGCTTAGCTCCTGATTTCTTGTCAGACTTTTCTGTATAGTTTTTAAGCTTAGCGAATTCGCTATCATCCATCTGTTTGATAGCATCAGCAAAGGTTAGCACCTTGCTCACATCACCAATGGTTACAGTGTCGTACAATATCTTGTTTACACCAACAGGATATGTCTTGTCTTTTACGTAAGATTTAATAGCATCAATAGCCTTCTTACGAGAATCAATAAGCATATCCTTAGGTCTAGCTTCCTCTGGCATGCTGTTGATCATTGAGTTATATCCTTGAACGAACTCAATAATTACTTTCTTCACCTCTTGAATATCATTCTGCTTGAATCCTGGACCTACTAAACCATATTTAGTTTTTGGGTTTGAATGCTTAAAGAACTTTTTCTTTTTAGCGCCTTCTTTATCAGACTCTATCATCACGCCAATACCGAACTTGACGATATCTTTTATGTTCTTTACGTTAGCGTCTGAATTTAAGCTTAGAGGAGTGTGACGTTCAGCATCAATGATGTCCTGCTTACTAGGTATAGGTTTTTTCTTAGACTCTGATTTTTTCTCTGGTTTAGATGGAGCTGCTTCTAGCGCAGGCTTAGCACCACTTTGAAGCTTCTTTCTGAATATTTCTGTAATCTGCTTATCTGTAATGCTAAACATATTACCAGACTGTCCTTCAAGGAACTTCTTCATGTCCTCAGAGTCTAATCTGATATTGATTAGAGGGTCACCTATAGGATTACCGTTTTTATCAAGTAGTCGCTCAACTCTTGATCCATCGTTGGCTAGTATCTGTTGTATGGTAGCTTTCTCAAAAGTCTCTTGAACTATTTTACCACCATCTGTAAATGATTGATCTCTGGAAACCAGCTTACCTAAAACCTCTTCTGTTTTTTGGAATGAGTGATATCTACCCTTAAGTATCTTTTCTACATCAGATTTCTTTATCTCAGGAGCAGCTGTAGATTTCTCTTCTTTCAACCCGGCTTTAACCAACACGTCTTCCGTGTCTACTATTCTGGACGCTAAAGGCATTCCGTATATAGCTTTCCATCCCTTTCCTGGGCTCATTTCTCTACCAGCGAAGTATTCTATCTTGCCCTGCTTGCCTACGGTTCTAAACCTTTCTATACTGTCAAGAGGCTTGTTAACAAGCTCGTTGTTTGAAACAGGTTTTTTGCCGTCAAGTATTGCTTTATCTCTCTTAGCTGAATTAATAACAGCTGCAACAGCTACTTGCTTTCTGAAATCATCGGACATCCCTGTACCTCTGTTTACTTGAGAGTAGAAGTCCTCTTCGTTCTTCCACTGTACATTGGGGTTACCGCTAGTCATATCACCGCTGGCTTCAAATCTGCTTGCCATATCTGTATCTACAGCATCTGTTTTGGTAGATGACTCTTTCGGTTTGGTAAACTCGTTATCAGCAAGAGTTTGTTTTTGCCAATTCTCAATTATGCTTATGATCTTAGCAATTTCTTTTTCTGTATATACAGGAGTGCTTGTTCTGAAAATAGAGTTCTCAATATTATTAAAAGCTTCGTCTAGAGCTTCTGCAAAAGGAAGACCCTTCAAATAATTTTCTAGCATCCCTAAAGTGCTAGACCCCCAAGCTTCTCCTTTTCTTCTTACGCTATAAGAAACTTCAATGTTGTACGTTCCGTTAGGGTATACCTCAACCTTAGGAGACATATCTAATCCATAGCTCTTAGGGAAAACAGGTCCGTCTATTCTTTTTCTAGCGTCAGGGTTTTTTTTAAAATAGTCTACATGTTCAGACCAGCTTGAGAATGCTGGTTTAATGTCAGTATCAGGTGCAACATCTTGCTTAGCCTCAGGCTCTGGAGCTGCTTCTTGCTCAGGTGTTACTTCTGGTTCAGGCTTTACTTCAGGCTCTGGAGCTGCTTCTGGCTCAGGCTCTTGTTCTGGAGCTTGCTCAGTATCTGTAGCTGTTTCTGGAGCGGGAGCGACTTCAGCTTCTGGAGTCGGGGCAAGTTCTGTGTTTGTTTCTTCATCTTGTTGTGCTAAATTTTCTAGTTCTTGTTCCAGCTCCGCTTCAGAGTACTGAGACAGTATAATGTTGTACGCAATCTCGTCACCAGCTGTGCCTCTAAAAGTACGTTTAGTGCCGTCTGCTGCATCCAAAGTAACAGACTGAATATTACCATCTTCATCACGATTAATCGCAGCCAGAGGGTCGCTATAGTTGTTAGTATATTGTTGACCACGTACGGTGATTTCATTGCCTTCAATTGATACAATCTCCTCAGCTTTAGCTAAACCTAATGTGCTAGCTTCTACGCCTTTTAGATCTTCAATGTTGCCTACCTCTATGATGTTACCCTCATCAGTACGCACAGACATCTTTCCGTTACCTTCATCAATGATTCTACCCATTTCTGTTTTACCAGAAGGAGTCTTAATCGTTACACGACCAGACATTAGGTCTTCAAAGTTTGCAGGTTGTGCATCTTTAGGTACCTCTAAATCAACAGTAACAGGTGCTGGCTCTTCTTCAGGTGTGAACTCTTGCTTAGGCGCAGCCTCTTGCTTAGGGGCGACTCTACCTAAAACCTCTTTCTTTTTACCGTCAAGCTCTAACTGAAGGGCATCTATCTGAGACTGAATTACCTCTTTGGTTGTTTCAGACTCTGTGTTCTCTAGTCTTTGCTTTTTATCAATAATAGTAGCCTCAACTCTTCTTATCTCATCAAGCTCCTCTTGACTAGCGTTTGCTGTAATATTGTTCTCTTCTTCGCTACGGTACTTAGACTCAATCTTCTCTTTCTCTGCATAAAGCTCTAAAGATTGTGACTGTAGCAAAAACTTAATCTCACCATCAGGAGCAAGGGCTCTTGCCTTTTCAATATCGTTTAGCTGTTGGTCAATAGCTCTTATTCTTTCCTGATCTTCTTTAGAGAATGTGCTGAAGAATTCTGCATCCTGATCAATCAATGTACGCATAGCTGATACATTCTTTTTGATCATATTGTCAATACTGACTGCTTCCTCAGGTGTAGCTTCAGACTTCTTTTGTTTTAAGTCGTTTATCTCCTGCGCTCTTTTAGCACGAGCTTTCTCATTCTTTAAGGAACCACGAGCACTCAACCCATTAGCTGTTACCATGGTACCACCACCGGCAGTCATACCTACTAGAAAGTCGTCAGCAATTCTGTTGTAGTTTACAGGACGTCCTTCTTTGATAGATGCAACAGCTTCATCAAATGATGCTACGATAGCTTCTTCAAAACCTTCTTCAAGACCGGCCTTACCCATCTGGATGTATAGGTCGCTCTTTTTAGCTGTGTTTATGAATGCGTTTCTGTATGCATCAAGAGCTTGCTTGTTACCTAGTATTTTCTGCATTGCACGAAGGTCCCCACCACCCATCATCTCTGATAAGCCTTCTACAAGACCTGAAGCATTAGCGAAAAGAAACTTCTCTACTGGAGAGTAGATCGGGTTGTCTTCAATCTCACGGTATTTGCTACCAGCAGCACTAAGACTCACAGGAGCTAGACCTGTACTTGCCGCTAAAGCAATAGAAGGAACAGCTTCTGTAGCACCACTAAGTGTTAGGAAAGCTGCTTTACCATAGTCACCTTGACCTAAAAGTCCGACTATACCTTTCTCTGCATCTTCTTTAGATATACCAGCAGACAGGTTACGTGTCTCACGTATGTAGTCTGCATTGTTAGACCAACCGTCAGCCAGGCGATCAAGAACATTATCACCTGTTGAACTTTGAACGAATTCTAATTTTTCCTTGAATGGCGCAGCACTAGGAACCTGAGCTGCCATCATGTAGTCAAGGGTCATGTTGGTGTAGTCAAGAAGACCTGAAACAAGTCTGTCCGAACCAGCTACAAGCTCACCAAGAATAGGTGCATGAGCTATAGCTCTACCAAATGCAGCATCAAGCTCTTTAATTTTTCCCCAAATAGGGTTAGGAGCTTCTTCAACCTCAGCGACTGATACTGACTCTCCACCCAAAGATGGTGAAGGAGTAACTTCTTTTTTTTTTGGAGCGTAATCTACTTGACCTTGATATACAGGGTACTTATCTAAAATAGCTTCCGTAAGTACAGTGTCATCGTAATCTTTATACTCTGGATATTTTGCTTTAATTTGAGCAGCGAAGTCTTGTATAGATAGCTTTTCATTAGGCATACTTAATGTCTTTTCTTAAGGTTGTTGTGGTAGATTCAAACCTAGCGGATTACTGTTTGACGAAGGTACGGAATTTTGAGGTGTGATTCCCAGAGGGTTAACTACATCAACAGATACATCTAAATTACCAGATACCAATTTCTTAAACACATCACCCAATCCCGGAGCGTTGTTTAGTCTCGTCATCTCAGCCGCTGTAGCAGGACGTACAGTTGTGTATACATCACGGTTTGACTCTATTCCAGGTATATTACCTATAATAGCTATTGCTTGTGCAGGGAGCTTGCTTCCATTCTTATCCTTAAAGTTACCTTGTACTTTTACAAGTACTTGTCCGTCAGCATCAACCATAACCTCTGTGATATCCTCACGTAGTTCTTTGGCTCTACCCTGAGCATCTGTGACGTTATCATACTTCATAGAAGTTTCAATCTGGTCATTTTCAGGGATAGGGAATGCTGTTACATCCTCTGATAAAGGATCGCGAGAACCGTAAACCATTAGGTTAGGAACACGGTATCCAGTCATACCAGCATACTCTTGTGAAGCCTTACCTGCTTGAGTTTTGACATCACCGACTCTTGGTAATCTATCAATAAAGTTTTTAACTACAGCATTATTATATCGGTTCAAGAACTCACCTTTTGATTCATCTGGTTGTCCTAATATGAACTGCAATTGCTGTTCGTTGCGTATTTGATTTTCATCTCCAATAAGACCGTAGTCAATACCGCCCCATACCGTAGCCATCTCTACATTTTCTGGAGAGAAGTTTACAGTCATGTTTAATATCTCTTCAGCAGCTTCAACAGCTCTAGCCATATCCACCTGACCTGTATTTGGATTTGTGAACTCAGTGTCTATACGATTTTGAAGTTGGCTAAATATTCTATCTGCTGTTACATCTGGAGCATTAATTTCAAACTCTCTACGCTGTGGTACAACATACTCATCCAAGGCCAACAAACTGTTTGCTGTTTGAGGTGTGTATCTATATGCTTGAGATGTTTGGTCGTACTCGTCAAAGCTCATACCAAAAGAAGAAGGGTCGCTTCTAAACGCAGAGGTGTTTGTGTAGTAATTCTCTGTAAGGAACTGAGCCTTACCAGCTACTCTTGAATAGTTAGCGTAGGCGTTGTCTAGCGCACGTCTTGTAGATACATTGTCATCAGCAGCGACACCACGCATTGCCTGTTCTACTTGGTTCCACTGTGTTTGTACAGCAGGGATGAAGCCCTCTAGGTAATTCTCCCCAGTCTGCTTGTATTCATTGATATAATTATACGTAGCAGCTTTCTGCTTCTTCATCTGAGCCTGACGTTGTTGAGCCATGCCCAGGAAGTCTGGTGTTTTAATTATAGTGCTTGGTACGAAATCCGACATTACTTAAATCTTTTTTGTTTTAACAGATTTCTAAAATATTTAGACTCTTTTGATATAGCTTTTGCTTGACTTGGATTCAACACATATTCACCACCTGTCATTTCACCTACCATTTTACCTCCCTGTACCATGTAAATTGGATTTGTATCGTGGTTGAAAGGCCCGTCTGTAACCATACCTCCATTGTAAAACTCTTCTAGATCGTCATCAATAGCTTCAATATCCTCAAGTCCATCTAAGCTTAATTCAGGGAACTGCAAAGAATCATCTACGCTTGGTATTCCACCTGGTTGCTCAAATCGCTCTATGTCTGATCTAATGCCTTCTTGAGCTAATCTAGTAGCTCTTCTTGCGTTAGCCAATGCTTTACTATCACCTTCGCCTTCACCTTTGCTTTTAGATAATGCTAAAGCATAACCTGCTGTTGCACCTAAATCTGATAAACCGCTAACGGTATTCTGAACACCTGCGTTTATAGCAGCTTGTGCTAAACGAGTTTCTTGCATCTCACGCTGTGTGTCTCGCATTATCTTTCTTTCAGAACCCATAGCTGAAGCACCCAAAGCTCGCATGATATCTTGCTGTTGTTGTGCTAGCAATTGATTCTTGGCGCTTGCACCAGCTTGTGTAACTTTGCCGATACCTCCAATAACAGCTCTTGAACCAGATTGCTGTAGAGCTTCATTAGAAGTAGCTAAGCTTCTATTGATTTCATCAATCCTGTTTTGCACAGCTTGGCCTTTCTTTGCCTCTCTTAGCATTTCAGCGTATTCTCCAGGCTTCATTCTTGAAGCTTCCTGTACACCAGCCAGTGCTCTTTTACCAGCCCTTTGTTGGTACATGCCGTAGCCAGTCTTACCTAGACCGGCTATGCCCTGTGCTACAAGAAGTGAAGTAGTGATTGGATCCATATTGCAAATTTACGTATTTTAATTATGTGCCTTAGAGTCCGTTATAACTGCGTTTACAGCAAACAACTCTATAGGTTCTGTATCTGTTTTGTTTAGCTCTATCTGAGCGTAATAATCTCTTATTTGATCTCCCTCTATAGAAGAGTCGGCAACCAACACTATCACATCATCCTGAACTACGTTGGTCACATTTGCACTACAAGTTAGCTCTTTATCACCAGAAACGCTACTAGCTGTTATAGATAATGCCTCTAGTTCAGCTCCATTGAGCTTGTATAAGAATGATTTGTTTCCGACAGGGAAGCTCATAGAGTTGATATCGTTCTTAAAAGTGATAGTATCATTTGATACACTACCCACAACACCTAGTCCAAAAAATTCATTTGTACTTTTAGTTGTATCAATGTTTGTTGAGCCAGACCTTGTTGTAGTAGCACCGTGTATATAAGCGTAATACATACCTTCTTTTTCTTTAAAAGAACTTTGGTTTATAGATGCTAATTGATCTGTTGTTGTTACTACAGCAGCCCAAGGCTTGTTACCTTCTAAAGAAATACTTTCGTATGTCTTAATAGCAGACTGAGACTTCCTTGAGATAACTTTAATTCTTGATGTGGCAGCAGACACTCCGTAAAAAGAGTTTCTGTCGTTATCCTCGTTGTGCTCCCAAAGACTACCTCCACTAAATGTGTTTAGTTTACCTCTTAAGCTAATTATAGACTCTGGCTGGAAAGAATAGAATGTTGTCCAAACATTAGAATCAATAGAGAAGCCCAGGGTAAATGCATCCATCTCTCCAGAAATCTCTTTAGATGATAATATGTATTCTTTGTTATCCTTATCTACACCACCGATGACAGCATGAGAGCTTTCGTTGGCGATAGTGTTAAACTTATCGTTGAAGAACGAAGACATAAATCTAGAGCTGATAGGGAATATACCGCTTGAGTCAACTCTAAGTACAGCTCCTGAGTTTACATCTGCAAAGAATACTTTACCGTTGTAATGAGCTATAGACTCAGGGTTATCACCACAGCCGTATTCACCAGAGTAGTATCTCTCATTTCCTAAGATGTTTGTGCTTAGGGTAACAAGTTCATCTCCACTACCTGTTTGGATAACATTTTTATTTACAGCAAGTACACCACATCTACGTTCCTGTATAAAGTAAAGCGCTTGATTGTATCCTACAAGACCTTTGATAGAGCCGTGCTCTACTGCCAAGTCTTTAAAGTTTGCAAGAGACAGATTAAAAGAGCTTAGGTTTAAGACTGAGCTGTCAACAGAATAGTAATCTGAATACGTTATAGAAGCCTTTCTCTTCACTTGAGACGCATCAGGTATATACGATATAGGTCTACCGATTGAAGACGACTCAGAGACAAAGAAATCACTAACACTGTAGCTTTCTACAAACCTTGTAACAGAGTTCTGTACCAAGAACGTACGGAAGTTTCTTCTGTTGATTTGAGTAACAGACGTGAAACAGTTTCTCAATCTAAAGTAAGCATCACCCTGCGTGATTTCAATAACTTTCTCTGTACCACTTACAGTTGCGTCTGTATAAGAAGCTACACCTAGAGGAGTTACAGATTTATCACTAGCGTAGAAGTAGTAAGTGCTACCCTCTTTGTATACGTTTCCTATTGTTATAGTATTAGAACCCACAACGATAGAATCACCCTTGAATACACGTGTCGCTGTATTCCCCTCCAGGTCGCCTGAAGAAGACACGGTGATAGTAAGATCAAGTGTTGTTGCTGTTCTATCATCTTCGTGAGCTCCAGATGTTACATCGTAAGCAGTACCTATTTCATAGTATATGTTGGTTTCTACTTTAGACTGATTGTTGAATATTTCAACAAGGCATTGCTTAAACCAGTTGCTGTCGTCATCATTGATGTCAGAAACGGTAAAGCCTGTAGCGTCTTCATTTTCCTCAATCACTAAGAAGTCACCAGTAGTGGCATACTTTGACGCTTTGTTTAGTTCATTGTATATAGGGTTATCTGGACCATCGTCAAGAGTTACATAGTCAATGATATTAAATACAGCTGTTGACTTGCTGCCATCGTTATAGTCAATAATCCTAAGCTTGTCTCCTGCGTTAAAGGCGTATGCCATTTCTGCTTTCATTGACTTGGTGTAGCTCTCTTCTTTATTGAATAAGCTGTTCAAAGACACATATATCTTTCTCTTACCCGATAAGAAGAATGCGCTACCGTCATTTCTGTAAGGCACAAAAGCTCCAGAAATAGTATACATTAGTTTACTTTCTGTATTGCCTTTACCTACATACACAGGAGCCCATTTCTTCGCAAAAGAAGGTGGGTCATGATCTAATCTCATAACCACAGATGCTGGACCGTACAAGCTATCCTCATCTGTTCTGTCATTCAAAGAGTTTACAAACACGTCTCCTAGCTCTTGAACTCCAGTGCTTCTGTTTCTGTCATCGTAGTAAACGATACCTAAAGAGTGTGAAGAGCCCGACTTAAAACATTTGCTTTCTCCTTTTAGTGAGCCTAAGAAGTTTGAACCTTTGTATAGAACAGCACTACCGTTTGATATAGTCTTACCTGTCTGTATGTTTACTTCAATCTCTTCGTAGGATAGTACCTGCAGTGGTGCACCTTGATGTGATATAAAGTTAGGACGCATAACAAGTGTTACAGGAACGATATCTATATCAACTGTATTAGCGTTTTTCGTGACATCAAGTCTAAATAAAATGCTTCCTACAAAATTACCTTCACGGTTATTATTAAGAGATTGTATTGAATCTCCATCATTTGTTGGACCAAAGCCCATTTCAACAAAAGTGCCGTCATACAAGTCGTATACAGTATCTATAATGTCCGTTCTTGAACTACCAGATGGTATATCTAAGTTTTCTCTAAACTGTATACCCTGAGCATCTAAGTAAACACCATTAGACACAGCGTTTATCACCCCACCGCCAGATGTTATAGCAGCACTACCATCATTCTTTATAAAAGAAAAGTCAGCATCAGAGAATGTTAAAGAACCACCACCGGTGTTGACAATATTCATAGTCTTGGGGTCCCAGAATACATTGATGAATAGTCTAGAGTCTTCGCTAGTTGTTCCATCAAACGCACTGTCAGAGAAATCAAACTCAATGGTTCTTAAATTAGATCCATTGAACGCTACATCAAAGTTGTCTCTTGTAGGCTTATTTGAATAGTTGGCTAGTAGTGTACTTGTAGTATCTACATTCTCGTAACCTTCTGTATAACCTCCGTACATTAGACGACCTTCAACGATAGATTGACTGTCCGCTTTTTGAGGTACGTTATCATACAGCTTGTTTTGCTGTGTAGATGAAAGTGGTGCTCCTCGCTTATCGTCTATAAAATTGATTGTAACAGCGTTATTATTGTTTACGTTGTCTTTCTCTGCAATCTCAAAGAAAGTCCCTGTATTGCCTTCTCTGGCGTAAACAACAATCTTTTCTACATCAGCTACGGTGTTTCTTACAAATACATTGATCTGATTGTAGAATCTTTCGGTAGACTCTGTGATAAATCCGTCTCTCAACTGTGTAATAGAAGACGTCAAAGAGCTGTACGGAGAAAGTGCAGAATGCTCACCATCCTCGTAAACGTACTTGTACGCAAACTGGTATACCTTGTTGAAGATTCTGTTTTCTTTTAGTGCCGAGTTGTTTACAATATTGTACGTAGGAGGAGATAGTGGCGGCTGTTTCGCAACAGTTAAAAACAAAAGCTTCTCTTCGTCTGTACCTGTAGTAAACTTACTAGGGTAGTTACCAGTAATAGCCTTTGTTGTATTTATCTTCTTTGGATCTGACTCACGGTCATTAAAGAATACAAGTACATCACCATTATTGGCTTCAATGATATCTCCAGTAACATGAGAAGTGGCAGTAAACCCTAATACAGAGTCTTGGTAAACTCTGGTAGAAGAACCGGTAGATGAGCTGTACTGGTATATGCTATGGCTGTTGTTGCTGTTGTGTATAAAGAATACAACAATACCTAACTGCTCGTGAGCGATAGAGCCTACAACGGTATTTGTCCCTCCCGGTGGAGCGATATTAAAACTCTTTGCGGTATTACCATAAGCATTCTTAATAACGACACCGTCACCATCATCTTCTGTTGAGATGCGCACATTCAATGCATCGGTCATCTCTACAGGTTTGATAAGACGTTCATCTTTGTCTTTATTCAAATACCTTGGAGTAAGCTTATCTATAGCCATAATTAGTACTTAGGCGATTGACGGAAATTCTTTCTAATCATTGCTAACGCATCATTCTTACCGAACGACTTCATTCTTGCATTAGCTTTTCTGCGTTCGTTGTAATACTCCTGACGAGCTCGTGCCTTTTCACCAGCTGGAACATTACTCTTACGCTCAATAAGTTTATAGTATATATACGTTCTTAGCGCTTCCTCTGCAAATTTATGCACGCTAGGATTGTCTGCAAGTGCCTCATCAGCAATGTACTCAATAGCAATGGTGTCTGCGCCTACATTAGTAGACAGCTCAATCCTGTTCTGATCAAAGTTAAGTCTGTATTCACCAGCACCCTTGCCTCCACCCATACCATACAGGCGACCTTGAGAACCATTAGCGATGTAGTTTCTGTAAACCTCTGAGTCAAAAGCAGAGTACCCAGGTATAACATCTTTGTTACGTCCCGCAATGAGGTTGATGTTCTTGTTTTCTACAAACTGATATATCAATCCGTCTGAACCGATAATACCCAGCTTAAGCAACCCTACAAAATCTGAAGGGAGGTCTGCTGTTCCTTTTGTCTGGTTTACAGTTATTTCTTTGCCCTTTACACGCAGCATCATATCAAAGCCTATCTCTCGGATACCTCGTAGCGCAAAGTTGCGTACAACGACTTCTGATGCATTGTTGCCGTAATCATCATAGCCCATCGTGAGCATATAATCATTTACAATCTGATTTATTGATACTGTTTCTAAAGACATTATTTATTCTCTTCTTTCTTCTTCTCTATAGCTGCATACTGTGCAACAGCAGAGTCACGAAGGTTAATACCAATGAGCTGAGCAATCTCAATAACAAGGTCACCAAAGTAGTGTTCCGGTAATTCAAAGTCTACACTGTTTGTAGCATCGTAGATTTCAACGCCCGGTACCGAGCTGGTGTAACCAAACTTTGGCTGTGAAGACGTTTTAGCGCCTGTTGTAGGGTTTAATCCTTGCGGAAGCTTGTAGTACCTCAACTCAATCTTTTTAACGCTTGTAGGGAAGACCTCAATAACATCGCCTATTAACGCAATAGGAGAGGTGTCGCTTGGGTTAGACAAGTCGCTCATGAGGGCACGGTCAATATCTTCTTGATTGTGCATTAGCTGTACGTTGTTACCTACGCTAGATCCAAACACATATGTGCTGCTGGTTACCATGCTGGTAACTCTAGCCAAGTCGTCAGGCTTAGCAAATTCGCCATTAGCCTGTGTAAGCTTTGCTTTCTTCTGGAAGACAGATAAGTCCTCGTCAATATTTTTAGTCTTGCCTAAACTTTTACCTGGGTCAACACCGGCTCTACGGAAACGCATAGCATTTCTATGCTCGTCAAACAATCTGTTGAAGATGTTCATTTGAGCAAGTCCGGCAAAACTGTTGAATACAGCTGGAGAAATAAACCCCTTCTGGTCTTTGTTGACCAGGTCTTTTAATGCTGTATATACTCTATTTACACTTGCCATTGTTTACATATTAAGTACTACAAATATACGAAAAGAAAAGGGGCTGCTTTTGGCAACCCCTCGCTTAACATTCTATGTAACAGATACTTAAATATTATTAAGCTCTTCTACAACTTTATCGTAAGCCGAAGCTCCCTTCTCAGTCATAAAGAATCTGGTAGCTACGTCTATAGGGTCTGTTCCAGCAGGTACAGATACAATCAATCTATTGTTGTCGTACCAGTACACACCTGATTCGCTAAGCTTCAAGATTTGGAAGTCGCCTGCTTGCATAACAGCTGAACGACACTTTACCTGAGGGTTGTCAAATAGTTGTACAAACTTTACAGGGTTAGCCTTAGCATCTCTCAAAAGCTCACGCTTTATTTCGTAGTTGCCTTGTTGGATATTTATGCCCAAGCTCAAAGCCACAGGAAGAAGGTCTTCAAGGCTCTTGTTCTTAATCATTGAGATAGCCTCATGCATCATGAACTCACGATCCAATTCTTCTTCTGCTGTTTTAGCCTTATCTACTTCTTTGAAGATGTCACCACCATTAGCCACGTTATCTGGGTGCTTATCCAAAAACTCTATTAGTGTAGGTTGAGTATAATCAACAGCAAGCATCTTATCTCTAAAAATAATGTGCTCACGTTTAGCATATTGGCTCTGTTCATCACGAACAATAGTTCGTTCGTTAGGGCAGTACCTAAGAGCTATTGTTGTTTTCTCTGTAGGGTCGTATACAAGAACCTCTGATTTGATTCTACAAACGATACCACCACCACTGGTGATTTCGTAAAACTTAGTTGTCTGTGGGTTTACCCGTTGCTTGATTGAGAAATCTACGGGCTTTGCTGAGGGTACAGCAGGGGCTGTCTTTTTAGGACGCCCAGGAGATTTTTTAGCTGTTGTGTTAGCCATTGTATTGAATATTAAATTAAACAGTAATTAAAAAGGAAGAGGCCCGAAAGCCCCTTCCATATTATTTTGATCTACTATGAGCGGATCAATACGTGCTGGTTAGCAGCGCGAGTTACCAAGTTACACTCAGAACGGTAGTTGAATTGCAAGCTATCATCGTTAGTGTTAGCAACACCCAAGATAGAACCTGTCATCCAGTGCTCCATTTCACGAGAGTATCCATCTACAGCTTTGTAGTTCATCTCTAGTGCAGCAGCACGAGCGCCACTCTTAGGATCAATTACAGAAGTCATAGGAATCATTACACCTTGGAAGTCAGAGCCACCCAACAATGTTGGATCGTTCAACAATTTCCAAGACTTGTTGTGGAATGTGTATCCACCACGAGTGAATGATTTGAACCCTAGTGTTACAGCTTGGTCAGCGTTAGAGAACGCACCGTAAGCAGCAGGACCATTGCTCGGATTGTCAAATCCAGCAGCGCCGTTCAAGCCAGCTACCATATCATCAATAGCCAACATTTGTGCTGTGTTACCGTATACACAGTACTCAGCAGCAGCACCTTGCTTATCAAGCTCAGTAACGATAGCGTCAAGCTCAACAATAGTGCTAACTGTACCACCTGTTTCAACGATACCACGGTCTTCAATTGCAGCGAAGTAACCTTCAGAACCTGTAACAGAAGTGCTTCCTACAGTGATAGCTGAAGATGGGTTTTCGCCCAACAACATCATCATCTCACGCTTGTCTAGGAAACGCTGACGAGTATCCATCTCACCTTTGATGTACCAGCGGTAGTCGCCGTTACCCAAGTTGATGTAACCAATGTTCGTAGCTTGAGAACCAGTAACCTTGAATGTTTCTTTCAAGATCATGTATGGGTTCTCACGTAGTACTACGTTGCTTTCCAAGTATTCTGTTGGCTGACCTGAACCTTGAGCGTACAAGTTACCAATGATAGCTGCATCAACAGCACCAGAAGTTGGAAGAGTGCTACCGTCTAGAGCAGCTACCTCAAGCTTGCGAGAAGTAACAGGAGTACCTACGTCAGTGATAGACTGAACCAAGTAACGCTTTTTACCTACCAACAATACATCGTTTACACGAGTAAAGATTTTTTCGTCAGCTACTGTAACTACGATTTCACCTGAAGCGTTCCAGTCACCAGTTTGACGTGCGTGCAAGCGCGCTTCTTCCCACCACTGTACTTTGTCAGCTGTACCAGCACCTTTAACAGCACCTGTCATTTGTAGGAAACCAGTGATACCTTGGTCACCGTAAGTCTTTACCAATGCCTCACGGATGTCAGGACGGTTTACTTCGTCAATAAAGTCACCCAATGAAGTATACTTCGCTGGATCTAGGCGTTTGAACGCCTGTTGTACGCCACCACTAACTGATGGCTGATTTGTTTTTAAACCCATGGTCTAAATTTTTTATTTGTTAGAAAAATTTCAAAGTTTTGTCTACACCTAACGCATCTAAGATTTGTTGGGAGACATTATCTGTAGGCTGAGCAGCGCCTACCCCTGGTGTTTTGGTCGTTACGTTAGCAGCTTGGTCAACAACCTTACGCTGTCCGTCACTCAAGCCTTGCTGATACAAAGATTTAGCAATCGCATCAATGTTATCAATAAGGGTCTGATGAATGTTAAACTTGTCGTGGTCCCATTGTCCATCCTGACTAATGTATTGATCAAAAAAAGACTCAATGTTGCTGTTCTTGTCAATCAACTGATTGCGGTAGGAATCATTAATGCTGAACTCAAACTCTTTACCATCAGCTAACTCAAAAGTTACAGCTTCAAGGTTGTTCGTTTGCTCTTGCATTGAACGAATCCAGTTCTCATCAATAGGTGACTGAACCTCCTCACTTTGTCTAGGTGCTGGAGCAGCAAATTGACCACGTATCTGTTCAATTCCCTGTCTAGCTTTATCAGCATCAATCTTCAGCTGTAGTTTGCTGAGCTTAATCTCGTCCTCTGAATGATAATCTTCGTCAAGCTTATACTTTGAGCCGACAAGCATATCAATCTCATCACCACTAAGGTTTGGATATTCATTGGACATAGATACACGAACAGCTGTCATATCATCCATTTCAGATGTATTTAAGCTTTGGTATTTAAACCAATCTTCCGGATTGCGGCCTGTCTGCTGAACAAAGTCAGAGATTGCTTTAACACGCTCATCAACCTGTGGCTGTTGAGACTGTTGCTGTAGTTGCTGCATAAACTGAGACAACTCGTCAATGCTCTCTATCTCAACGCCTAGCTTTTCGCTAACATAACGAGATACAGATGATTCATCTAGAGCTACCGGTTCAGCAGCGGGTATTTCCTGATTTAAAGAACTTTCGCCAACAGGTTCTTCTGTCGGCTGTGTAGTTTGCTCCTCAGCAATCGGTTCACTTTGTTCTGGTTCTTGTTGAACGTTTTCTTGAACAGTTTGTGTCTCCTCAGCTGGGGCACTACTCATGTCTATGTCAAAGCTTTCCGGTCCTGCCTGTGGAGCATTCTCTGCACCCTCTGGCATTGTATCTGAAAAGCTAAATCCAGCATCACCTAGCTGGTTTTCAATTTCTTTTTCCTTGTTGTCCATGTTTATTAAATTGAATTTGTGTTACAAAATTAACACTTTTATCTATATCTTTTTACAATACGTTGTATGTCAGCAGAATAACTTGCATTCTTACCTGCTTTGACAGCTGCTCGCTTCTGTCTGGTAGCTTTCATGTACAGCCCGGCTTTCTTCAGAGCTGCAACAGCACCCTTCGGAAAGTAGGCCTCTCCTGTCTTAGCACTCTCCTTACCGGAACCTGTAGTCCATTTCTGTTTGCTCCAGTTCTTTAAAGACTTTTGTGATTTCTTAAGAGCCATTACTTGTAACCTCCTCCAGCGGCTTTGTATTCTTTAGCTAGTAGCTGTGCTTTACGTGCAGACCACTTCCCTGGTTTGCCACCACGTGAGCCTGCCATAATCTTTCTGAATAATCTTTTACGCATCCCCGGCTTGGTGTAATTACCAGCCTCGTTAACTCTAGATTTCTTTTTAGCTTTCATGCTTATCTGCTTTTAAGTCTGTCGTTCTCTTTTTCCAAGAACTCTACTTTAACACGAAGAGCAGATACCTCTTGTGTAAGCGCTAGTACTTGATTACGGAGCTCATCTTTCTCGTCACTACTTGCTGCTAATAAAGCCTCAAGATTTCTTACACGGTTCTTTAAATCATCGCGGTATTGCACACCATCATTGTTTTCTAGTTGAGACTTTCTTTCTTCGGACTTGACTTTTAATCTAGCTTGTAAGAATTGCCAAATCCCTGCTGTCCCAGCAACAGATACAACGGTTATGATAATCTGCGTGATATTCTCCATTACAAGCCTTTTTCTACTTTCTCTTTAAATACTCTAATCGTATTCCAAATAGCAAACAGCATAATGATAGCCCATCCAATACGGCTACCGTTTAGCAATCCACCAACAAATAAATTCTCTACTGTTCCAATAGCGATAAGAGCTGCAATCTGTACAGCATATAAACGCATACGAAGTGTACCGTTCCAAAGAACAGCCCACATCTGAAAACAACCAGCAGTAATACCTGCTAGAATGAGTGGAATAGAAGGATTAGCGAAGTCTACGCATAGCGCAGCAGGAAGAGCAAAAATGTGACAGAATGCAATAAGCACTTCGTTTGGTTCGCTATCGCTATACCAAAACAAGTCTTTAACTTTCGCTAGTCCTTTCTTACCCATTACCACTTAACCTTATTCGCCCAGTAGGCAGCGGATAGCTTACCTTTTGCGATGTTTCTACGATGACGTGCTTTGAACGATGCACGCTTCTTCTTCATACGAGCAGACTCACCTGCCTTTGGCTTTCCGGCAGTCTTCGCTCCCTGTTCTCCAAAGCGAATAGTCTTGATCTTATCACCTACTTTAGCCACAACAATGTGTGATTTTTTAGGGTGGTTAGGCGTACGCTTAGGCTTATTGTAACCAGATACCCCTGCACGAGCAAGTCTTGAGTCTTTTTTCTTCGCTTTCATCTTACAAAGGTATAAAAAAAGAGGCTACATTTCTGTAACCTCTTGTGTGTAAGCGAGTTAGGTTTGGTTTATTCCGTAACCTCTTCAGCCTCTTCTACAACCTCTTCGTATTCACCTGTTGTAAGGTCTACAGAGATTGATCCATACTTGTCTTCAAGCTCCTTCTGAGCAGCACCCATAGCCTCTTCCATAGATACTACTTGAAGCTGTGCTTTGTATGCTTGATTAGATAAATCGCCAAGGATAGTCTTAGCTTGATTGAGATTAGACACCGCAGCCTGGATAGACTTTAGTTCTTCTTCCGAAAGTTTTAGCTTGTCAGCCATAGTTTAAATATTTAAGTTAATTAACGTGATACAAATATAGTACAAAAGTTATAATGCGGACACGATGGCAGCTCCTAGCCACAGGATTGACACTCCATAGTTTAGAAGTGCTGTCTGTAAGTCATCTAACGGGTACTTCACAGGGTATCCAAGTTTCTTGCCTTTGTATTGAAATAAACCGACTCCATTGTGACAGCTGAACCATTCTTTCTTACCAAAGATGAGTCGTCTAGGCTTATCAATAAGATCGGGCATACACCCCATAACATATCCGAAGGATGCTAGCCAAAAGTTACCAAAAAGGTAACCACCTACAAGGAACATAGCGAAACAAGTTGCCTCAATAGTCAATGCGTGGAATCGGTCTTTTAGTCCTGACTCCCCAACGTAATCCCATACAAAGTGAGACACGAAAGCAACTAAGCCACCAAGGACATAATCCCCAGTGGCTAGTGTAATTGCTGCTCCTGTCGTACCGTGTACGCTAAACCACATTATTCAGCGGCTTCTTCTGCGTCCTCAATAACACGAGTAACAGAAGTAGGTGTTGCTAGTTCTACTAGTTGTGAGTCTAGAGAGTCTTCAATGTCTGATACAGCGTCTGTACCCATTGCAGCTTTCGTCCACGCAATCATATTGTCGTGAGTTACGTCTGCAAATGCAGTGAATGTTCCTAGGTCGTCAACATCAATAGTTTGTGTACCGATTACTGTAGCTTCGTTGGTACCGTCAGAACCTGTTACACGCCAGTGTACGTTGTATACTACATCTGACTCTGTGTTTGCAGGATCTTGTGCGTCTGTGTGAGATGGGTATGTGTCTACTGTGCGACAGTCCCAAGTGTAAGTGTTAGGCATTTTTAAAAATGTTTATGTTATAACGTTACAAAGATAGTAATTATTGACTATCAATCCATTGCTGGCATTCCTCGTGGGTTCCCATAAAGCAAACCACAGCATTGTCTTGCCATACCTCAAACACGGTTGAGGCTTCATCATAAGGTTCTATTGTATACATTAATAAGCTGTTCTTGAGCCTCCAACGATTTGTGAGTCGTACAAACCTGAAGAATCGTGTTCATCATCATCAAAAGTCCATTCCGTCAACAAACTGCTTGAGTGTGTCTGTGAGCTGTCTGTTATTGTACCACTATTGTACAGGGTGCTAATCTCAGAGGCGGTTAGTATATCTGTATATATTTTGAACTCGTCAATATCTACATTAGCGTTACCTGCAGAAGCGGTTGTGTGGATGTTCTCACAGAATCTAAAGTAATCAGCACGAACAGCTGTACGAGTACCACTGCTTGCTGCCGCTTGAGATGTAAGCTCTGAACCATTCCAGTACAGCTTAAAAGCGTTAGCTGCGTTGGTCTGCGATGCGTCATAGGTGAGAGTGAGCATACAGAAGTTGTCTGAGTTTACGTTACCACGCTGCCCAGTAGTCCATCCTGTAGAACTGTTTGTGATTCCTGTGGCAGAGCTGTTGTCGTGCAACCCGTATTGACGATCAAAGTTTACCGAGTTCGTTCTAACACGGCATAGCAATCTATTAGAACTTGCGATGTACTGCATAAAGATTCGGTTGTTACCGTCTGTGTTTGTACTACCGAAGTTCCAAAGAGTCTCGTTGTTCTTTGTACCGCTTTTAATTCTCACCCAGAAGTTGAACGACAAGTCTTGAGTGGTGTTGATGTCAAACGGAGTGTTTCCTGTTTTGTATCCAGTAATGTAATCATTAGTACCATCGTTAGCGTAGTAATGGCTGTTCGTGTAAGAACTATATCCATAGAACTCGCTCATTGCGTGTGGTGCTGTTTTACCGGCAGCAGTAGACAGTGTAGTTAGAGAACCGCTTGTGTTCCCTAACTCTGTCTTTATGTTTGTTATGCTTATTTGTCCGCTACTTTGTAATGCCATATTACGGGTTGAATATATTTGAGAATGCGATTACATCTCCCTTAACGTGTAGGTCACCGTCTGCCTCCATACGAGCCACCCAGTTGCCTCCTGCGTAGAAGTCAATGTGGTTGTTTGTCTCATCAAATGTAATGTAGTTGCTTGAGTCTCTACCAATCCATCCAGTTGCCTTAATGTTTCCTGCAACGTGTAGCTTTTCGCTTGGATTTAAATTTCCAACTGCTAGTTTTTGGAAAATCTTTGTATCACCGCCATTGGCAATTCTTAAAGCAGGATCTCCTGAAAGAAGACTATCTGTTCTAATTTCAAATCCATTAGAATCAGTTTGGATGTAGGTATCATTAGTTCCTCTTCTTAGATGTAAACGTGCTTGAGAGCTTGCATTTTCTTGATGAATAACAATACTTGCTCTTGTAGCATTTCTGTAAACCTCTAAAGAACCTCCGTAAGGATTAGCAGGAGAATCTACTGCGATGAGTGCAGCGCCTCTAACATCCAATCTTTGAGTGGGACTAGTAGTTCCAATACCTACGTTGCCTGTAGCTTTAAATACAGCCTTCTTTAATCCGTTAGGAGCAATAAAAATGTCTGCGCTATTAGTAGTGCTTATCCTAAACTCTTGGTCAGAAGATATAATGGTGTGGTCAGAGTTTGGTTTAACCTTAAACGTGTTATTAGTAAAAGAACCCTGAATATGAAGCTTTTCAGCAGGACTAGTCGTTCCGATACCAACGTTACCATTGTGGTCAATCATCATCCTAGATACTGCTCCAGTAGCCCAAGAGTTTGATGTTGCAAAGTATAGTTTATTACCATAAGAACCGTGTGCTGATGTGAAAATACCAGCTGTAGTTCTTTCTCTTTCTGATGTTCCTCCTGCTGTATTTCCAAATGTAATACCGTACCAAGCTTCAGTAGTTGCAGTTCCTGAGGGAACTATATGTAAGCCGGAGTGTGCTGATTGACCAAATGTCGGCAGTGTTAGTCCTGTAATAGTATCTGGTCTAATGTCTAGCTTAGTATATGGACTAGTAGTGCCTATACCTACATTACCACTATGAGCAACTCTAAGCGAGGTTGAACCTCCTGTTACAATATCAATTGCAGTATCATTAGTACCTGTGATATATTGGTTAGCGTTACCAATCTTATATCTGCCACCACTGTTTACTTGGAAGTTTGTTGATCTAGTGTCACCCGCCACATCTAGTTTAGCAATAGCAGTACCTGCACCAATCATCACATTACCTCCACCGGCAACTATAGAAACATCGTCATCTGCATAATAGTTTAAGTGAAGTATGTCGCTAGCTGTAGAATTGTGTAGTTTTCCTTCAATGTGTCTAGCTTTAAGATTACCATTACCGGTACCACCAACCATTACAACTGTATCAGCACCACTAGAACCAGGACCAATATCTAGTTTAGCTGTTGGGTTTGTTGTTCCAATACCAACGTTACCTCCTCCAGTGATAATAGCTCTAAGTAAATTATTTGTTACAAACCCGATAGGTTTAGAATGAAACTGATATAAGTTTAATGAGTTAGCACCTGCATAAGAGGTGTTACCTGTACCAGTTAAATGAATTCCTGGATGGTGGGTATGGTTGAAGTCACTTTGAAAACCTAATGCAGCGTATGCGCCGGAACCATCACTATCGTTTTGAATAAGTACCTTATTGATACCGTTGGTATTAGCTTGTATATGTAACTTCTCTGTTGGAGATGTTGTACCAATACCTACATTACCAGATGATGTTATTGTCATCTTAGCATATGTTGAACTTGCAACCCTAGGGTCAAAGGATGTATTAGCCTCGTAACCTACAAACCATTTGTCGCTATTATTATTGTATCCAACGCCTGTAAACCAAGCCTTGTTAGATTGTGTGTTATAATGGAACATCCCTTGACCTCTAGAGTTTGCGGAAGTCGCTTCTAACAAAATAGAAGCTGGAGCATATCCATTATTTGTATGCTGTCTAATTTTTAAACCTACAGCAGTATGATCAGAGTCTATTTGTAAAGGATAAGATGGACCAGTGGTACCAATACCAACGTTACCGCTATTAAGAGCTATATAAGGACTACTTCCAGTGCCATCACCAAAAATACCGGTGTATGTGCCATTATCATACAAAGCAGCTCTAAACCCATCAGAAGTATTATAAATATACCATCCTCCTCCAGATGTTCTTATCTTAGCCTGTGTTCCAGAAATATCTAATATCTGATTAGGGGAGGTAGTTCCAATACCAACTTTGCCTTGGAAGTAGTTTTCTACATTAGAACCGATTTGATAGATACCGTAGTTGTTTGTTGCGTTAGTACCTATATCTAAGTATACACCGTAGTTGTTTGTGACTGTAGCAGACCCGGCAACACCTAAAGGTTTTACCCAAAGACCAGCGTGATTGCCGAGCGTTACAGAGCTAGTAGATGTGTAGTTTCTGTATTCAGCAAGATAGTTTACTAACCAGTCTGTGTTTACCGTTGTGTTTTCGGCATATGCTCTTGATCTAAAATCAGAAAAAGTTCCTGTAGCGCCTGTAGCAGCTGCGGAAATTTTCATATAAGAGCCTATAGAGCTACCCGATGTACCGGCACTATTGTTTATTAGTGTAGCTACTTGAAAGTTAGAGTGAGCTATATTAGTAGCCCAAGACCCACTATATTCATAGAAAGCAACTCTACCGTTTACTTTGAGTCTTCTGTCTGGGTTGGTTACACCGATACCAACGTTGCCGTCAGAGGTAATACGCATTTTTTCGGTTAAGCTGCCACCGTACGTCATAAAGGCTAAAGCAGCGTGGGTGCCACTAGTCTGTATAGTTTGTATTGCCCCTGTAGCTGACCAAGAAGATTGATTATGGAAAGACAGTCTAACACCTCTTCCGTTTGACCCTCCAGATGTATTTACAAGCGACAAAGCATTTAAAATACCATCAGAGTTGCTACTAAACATAGCTGTAGTAGAACCAGAGTTACTTGTTCCACCACCTACTTGAAGCTTAGCGGTTGGACTTGCAGTACCTATACCTACTTTGCCATCACTTTTAATGGTCATTTTGGTAGATCCGTCAGCCTGGATATGAGCTTCAGTACCTAGAAAGTTTAATCCGTTATGAGTCTGAGTTAGTATTCCCATTTTTTATTTTTAAGATATTGAGTATGAGTGAGTTCCGTACATATCCGTAACCCTCACCGTCATATTAACAAAAGAGCCATTATTGTATGTGTGCGATATTGTAAGTTTCCCTGAGTTTTCTACATCGTTCTGACCATTAGTGAAAGAGAAGTCGCTCCCAGTCAAATAACCGATTTCTTCTAGAATGTCCCAATGATGAGAAGTATGATTGTTTGACCATATGCCTCTAACATACCAGTTATTGTATCCCCCGCTATTTGTTTGGTTAGCAGTAATAACTACTTCTGCTTGATAATAAGAACCACAAGTTAGAGTCAAAGTGTGATTAGTGAAGCCAGTAATAGTATAGTGAGATATGGTATCTCCACCCAACTTAATTACTTTGTAATCCGAAGCTGGTTCTACGTGTAGAGGGGCTGCTGGAGAAGTAGTACCCACACCGACTTTACCCGATAGAATTGCTGATGTAGATCCTGATGGATTTATGTAGTAAGAAGTATTATCTCTATCTCTAAACAATGAAGCTCTGATTTCACCATTTACATCCAACTTAGCTCCCGGAGATGTTGTCCCAATACCAACATTACCTCCTGCTTTAATGGTGAACTTATCTCCTACTGCGTTTTCGTGTATCCTGAAGCTACCGTCAGAATCAGCAACAAACCACCACTCCTCTGTTCCGTTGTGAGAAAGTCCTACCTTATATCTATTTGTTGAATTAAATAAACCAGCATACGTTCCTCCTGCATCAACTACAAACTTATATGCAGGTGAGGTTGTACCAATACCAACCTTACCATCTGAAGTGATACGCATACGTTCAGTAACGTTAGTACCATTAGTTGAACTAGTACCAAACACTAAAGGCATCCCGTAGGAATTGATATTATTGTTTGAAGTACTGTTTACAGTGAAGTCTAAACCACTGTACGTACCATTACCTGTGCTGTTGTTTGCAATTTTAACTGTAGATACAGCATTTGTAGAATCAAATAAGGCAGGTCTACCTGTACCGTCAACGTGAAGCTTGTAATTAGAAACTGGACTAGTTGTTCCTATACCAACGTTACCATTTGTTCCAGGTAACAGTCTTATGTGAGGAGTTCCAGCACCTGCTAGAGTTTTTATATCTAACCCGTTATATTTACTTTCTATTACAGAATAGTTAGAACCGTTTACATAGGCATCTATATAGTTAGATCCGTCAGGTCTATGCACTCTAAGAGTTCCGTTAACGTGAAGCTCGGTTTCAGGAGCAAACGTACCAATACCAACCTTTTGGCTATATTGGTTGATGTACATTACCTCACCACCAACATCTTGTTTTGATACAAGATTTACTGATTCCTCTGTGAGAGTTGTATTTGAAGATAAGTCTGTCCAATCCGAGTACTGAGACAAGCACTCTACAGTAGCACTGTATACGTAATCGTTTTGGCTTGAACTTCCATTCTTAACACCAATCTTAACGCCAGTTATCTCATTGCTACCATTACGAATACTCTCTATGATAACATCTATATCTGAATATCTGTTGTCTGCTCTATTGTGACCTTTTACAAGTTTATTAAGACTGTTTTGATATCCGTGGAAATCATATTCTTTGATGACTCCATAAGAAGATATGGTAACCTTAAAGTGGTGAGTATATACTCCACCAAAGTCAAGCTGTCCTAGTGCATAGGTAGTTCCAAAGTTGACGTTCCCTAGTTGGAAAGATTTCTTGAAGGTTACATTATTATTTACGTAACCATCAGAATCTA